GTCCTAAAAATACAACATTTGATCAACATCCCATCCCTTATCTTGAGATGGGTTATTTACGGTTTTTTGACTTCAGTTCCTTCTTCTTTCTCAGGCATACTATTATAGATACTTTCCATAATTTCATGAGAAATGTTTCCTGCGTCTCCACCAGCAATTAACTTACCTACTTCTTCAGGTGTTAATTCATCGTCTTCTTGATATAATCCAGCCCATAATAAATTACGAATTGCTTTAGCATATCCAGCAAAGAAATCATCAAGAATTTCATCTATACGCTTTTCACCATCGTATAAATCCTCTAAATCTACGTATGTATTCATATCGAGAACAAAGTTACGTTTTTTATCTAGTGTGAGTTTGATTGGTTTTGGTTTACTTACTTTAACTGATTTTGGTCTTGCCATTTATATCATCCCTTTCTTATTAATTAAAAAAGTGCAGGAAAGCAAAAGCCTTCCCACACTTGATATAAAAATTATTATGCTGTTGTAGTTGTAGAATCTTCATAAACACTATCGAACCATACATCAGTAACGATACCCATAGTATCATTGTAATCACTATCAGCAGTCGCTTTAGCACGACCATCGAATTTACGTGGAATGAATGTAGCCTCAACAGAGTCAGTTTGAAATCCTGGTGAATCTGTCTTACTTTCGTTATTGTCAGAAGGTACTTTAAAACGTCCTTTATAAAGTGTTACATAGCGATTCTCGCCATTTGCCTTCTGAGAACGAAACGCAATTGCAACCCATGGTGCTTTATCTTGATTTGGTTTATCAAGTAGAACACCATCAGCGTTAACTTCTTGACCTAATAGATCAGATGCAGCATCTGCTCCTAATTCAGAGATATCAATACTTACTGTTTTCGGCCCCTGAGAAAAGGCATGTTCTACAGGTTGATTATCCCCCCATAGTGTTGCTTCGTTTGAACTTGTTTCAATGTTAATTGAACGTACATTTGGTAGTGGTACATACGCATCATAAGTAGGAGCCGCAGTAGCACCTTCCTCATCTGTTCCACTCATAATTGCATAATGTAATTTGTCTAGACCTACTTTTGCCATTAATAAAACCTCCTTCCGATACCTCATCGGTATGTGTATTGTTTTTAGTTTCTTCATCGAATTGATCCGAACTACTTGTACGGAAAAATCCGAGGTTTCTCATTTCTTCATCTACTGCTTTCTTGATTGCAGTGGGATTGTACTTTGTGAAAATACTTATCTGAAATCTAAGTGTCTGAGAGTATATATCGTTGTCAGCATAGCTAGATGGGGCATTGTTAATCTCATAAATAACAATTCTAGGTAATGGATTCTTATAATTTTGATCCTCTGGCACATAAGTGTTGAATATAGCTGGCTGATTATAAAACTTAGTTAACTCAGTTTGTAATACTGGATTATTTAATAAAACAGTTCTTATTTCACTACTGTAATCAATCATAAACCCAACCTCCTACTGAGAATGTCAGCCATTGCTCTATTCATACTGTTCTTAGCATCATCGTGGGCAGGTTCCATGAATGGTCTAGGTGACATTTTTTCAGTACCAAACTCTAGGAATTTAGCCCTCCATGCCAACTTCTTGATAACACCAACCTCAACGTATTTTTCATTGAAATCGTTGTTTCTTACTCGACTCACAATGATATTGTCTTGGATATGCCAATCTCGAACATCGGAGCGATTAACATTATCAGCCATAGCAACAGATAATACTTCGCCCCCAGCTTTTAATGCTTCATTTTCTGCCCTTTGTCCTTTTTTACCTAGTTCTAATATTCTTTTCTGCATCTTTTCAAATCCTTGCAAATCCATACTACTACCCATCTTGTATCACCTTCGCATAAATCGTTAACTCTTTCTTTTGTCCATACTCATCAAACACACTTTCAATTTCGTAAGTTATGTAATCACTAGCCCCAACTTGTAATTTAAGTCGGTTTGCATTTGTGATTTTGTTTGTAAATCTAGTTTTGAACTTAACTGTTTCCTCTGACTGTACAGCCATTGCAGCAAAGTATTCTTGACCTCTTAAACCTAACTTTTGAGCATAAATTAAGCCAACAGATTGCCAACCATCAGGTATAGGATAACCATTAGTATCCAACCCACCTGATTGCTCCATTATGTCTAATTTATACCTGTATTTTCCTGCATTGATACTATATTTAGCCATCATTAAACACCCCTTTACAGTAAATTGACGGAGTGCATGTCTAGAATTGATTTAACAACCATATTTACCTTGTCACCATAACCAATTGTCATTGCTCGATTATCATACATTTCATTAGATAGAATAAATAAAGCTATAGTTAAATCCTCGTGAGCATCACAATTGTTTTCAACTACGTCAGTTGTCTCAGGATCATCCACAAGAGGAAGTCCAGTGTAGTTACTAATATAACTTTTACAAGCAATAAGAATAGCTTGGAATAATGCATCATCATCGTTATCAATAACTTTGGCATAGTCCTTTAAATCATTAATGGTTACTGCACTAATCTTCATCAGTGTTCACCTTTTGCTTCTTATTTGTTTGATTTGAACGTTTTGATTTTACCTCTTGTATATAGTTAGCTTTTAATAAATCCTCACAAATGTCTTTATCTTTGATTTCTTTGGTTTCACCTTTCGTCATGGTTACAAGACCACTAAAACTAACTAGTGCCTTTACTTTCAATTCAGTCACCTCCTATAAAATAAAGAAGGTGGACTTAACCACCTTCAATTATGCTGATGCCATTTTTAGAGCAACAATTTTCTGAGGTTCTACAATTGCAGAGTCAGTTTCTACATAACCAACAACACCGATTGCATGTTGTGTAGCGTATTTCTCTTGTAAAATCTGTAACTCTACTTGTTGAGCCAATTTGACATGTAGACCGCTCATATCTCCGTAATAAATTACATTGTTACTTAGACCAATAGTATCAACACTTTCAGATACATGTACTGGTTTACCTAGTAGTGTATAACCAAACCCGTCTAAAGTTGATCCTAATAGATAATTATCATTAGCATCTTTCAATTTACGTAGAGATTTTAGAGTTTCTTTATTCATAATCCATACTGCATTATCTTGAAAAACTTCAGGCACAGTCATTTGAACATCAATTAATTCATCGGCTGTTACAGCTGATCCAGATGCTGCAGTTACAATATTTGCAGTTGTAGCTAAACCTTCCATTTTACCTGAATTACCTGTAATTAATTCTTTCTCAAGAAACTCTGCAATAGCTTTAGCTACTTTATTAACAACAAATGATACTAGGTCAAAGTCTGTACGATTAATAAGAGATTTAGAGACTTTAGCTAGTACACCAACAATAAAGTTTTCAAGTTTAACAGTAGTGAATTTACCAGTACCTTCAGTAAGCTCTACTAGATCATCAGCATAAGCTGCACCAATATTAGAAGTAGCTTCATCATATACTGGGAATACTAAATCTCCACCAACATTATAAACAGTTGCTAAACGGTAAATTGGAGATAGTTCTTTAACTTTATCAACAATCTTATTAGCAATTGATGTAGGAATAACTCCACCATTACCTGCAACGTCTAAAGCACGTTCTTCACCTTTAATAAATTTAACAAAACTTTCTTCTTCCAATGCACGTTGTTCCTCTTCACCATTGACTTTCTTAACTTCTTTCTTTTCGAATGATCTTACTTCCTCATCCGCTGCTACAGTCTTATCAATCTTAGCAATTTCAGATTTAATTTCGTCAAAACGATTGCTTTCATCATCTGTAAGTGAACGAGTTTCTTCTTTTGATTTGCTTAGCAAACCTTCCATTTCATCAAGTAAATTATTGCGTTTCTCCATTAGTTCTTTCATTATTTATAACTTCCTTTCAATTTTAGTATTTCGATTTGTTTTTCAAAGTGAGAGTAATCAATATTTTCCTCTCGAATTTCCTCTAAGTCTTCTGTGTAGTCAGCTATTTCTGCTTTAAATACTTCATGCCTTTGCTCTGTTATGTAAGAATCATCACCACGCATTTCAATTGACGTAGCAATATAGGCAGGTGTTTTATCTAATATAGATACCTCTAATAAGTCGATATCTTCTAATAGTCTTTTTTAGAATTCCATCTTCACCGTCTTGCCAATTAGGTTTATTGTCTACAAAACCAAACGACCAACCTCTCAATTCGCCTTTCTTAGCTTTTTCCATGACAGATTCATCAGTTACTGTTGCTAATGCACGTAAACCGATACTGTCTTCACGTAATTCAAGATTTCCTTCGGTAGTAGAGCCTAATTTACGGTCTTTGTCATGATTGAACCTCAATTCCACGCTTTCAGACTTTAATAAAGCCTTTTCGAATGTCTTAGGAACAATCTGCTCTTTAAACCGACCTCTCGGAGAAGGCAAAACTCTAGATTCACGACCAACTGCATTGACATAACCATCTAGAAGGACTTGATCTCCTCTAATCTCAATCCTCAATTGTTTCACCTCCCTCCAATAGCTTGTTTGGATTATCCATATTACTTGTTTTGTTAGTGTTAGGCGTGTAAATATCCTTAGTTTTAGGATCAAATAACACTGTATCTAGACCTAACTTGATATAATCCATTCCTAAAGGTGGTGAATTTTCCTTATAACGGATTTCATCAATCTGATAAATGCCATTCTTAACAGCTATTTCATAAGCCTTGAAACGTTTCTCAATATCACCTTTTGTTAATTCATCTGTATCAAAGGCAAAATAAAAAGACCCTTTTTCACTTGGTAAAAGTAGGTCTTTGTTTATGGCGGTTTCTATAGCCTTTAAAATTGGAACTATACAAACCTTTATCCAGTTGTTGTACTCGTTTTCTGAAGCACTTCCTTCTAATATTGATGTAGGAACATTAAACATTTTACAGATTTCTCTTGCGTTAGTTTGTTTGTTTTCATTCAACTGCATTTCAACAGAAGTATTAGATGCTTCCTTAAAATCCAATCCATTATTTAAGATAACTACATTATCACTGTTGTTTTTGTAAAGGTTATTCCAAGCTGTTTTAAGTTCATTTATAGCTTCTTGACTGAGTTTACCTTCTGATTGTAAGAAGCCTTTCTTATTTCCCCCAGTTTTAACTAACAATTCCTCAAAAACGAGTGAATTGTAGGCTACAGATAACATTTTATTATTTTCACTAACAATGCCTTTACCAGTGACACCATCTTTAGTTTTTCTGGTGACTTTAAGAAATTCAAAATCCCTATAAGTTGCACCATTTACTAAGATGTCATAGTTTTTAAATATTGGATCTACACTTGTATTAACTGATAAATTATTTGAACTTACATAATGAAGGCTTTTCACTTTGTTTCGGTCTCGGTTAATATAGGCATATCCTGCACCATCTAATAAATAATCTTCTGTTAAAGCCTTTTTAAATTGGAAGCCATCTAACGTATCATTTGTATCATCATTCAATAATGCTACTCTGTTATCATCTTTAACCTCTGTGATACGGTCATTTTCCTTCTTGTAAAGTACAATAGGTAAAGCTGCTACAGTATCTGATATAATTGCATCACAACTACTTACAGAGGGAATGTTTAACGCTTGTTCTATTGTCACAGAGTCAGTACCTACTCCAGAACTCAACAAAATATCTTCAAGAGACTCTCTGTTTTCTTGGTACTCTCTAAACTCTTTCCAATCCTGCAATAATCCCATTTATTTATTCCACCCCCTCTCTGACCTAAATAATTTGAATAGCCCAATCTGACTCTGGATTAAATACAATATCGTTTTGCAGTAAAAACTAATGCATTGATAGTTGCAAACACCATATCAACCTTACCTGCTGTTTTAACACTTGTTTTCTTATCAATATACTTGTTTAAGTTTCTGTCTTCTGTCTGTCTACAGTTAGTGAAGTTGTTTTCATAGACAAGTATTGTTGTGATATGAGAATTTTTGCTCAAGTATTAACTCTTTTAACCACTTAATTGCTGGATGAAGTACGCTACTGTGTTGTTTTATTTCAACAGTAACTAATCCATGGTCACGCTCCCATTTTTGAGCAGAGTTTCTAAGATTTCGAATATCATAGCCTATAGCAACAATATTTACCCCGTATTTCTCAGGTAAATCAACTACAAATTGCTCAAATTGAGCATAATCTAGTACGCTTTCACCCATAATCAAGGTGTTTTTCTCTGCGATTGATTTTCTATAATCAAACTTTTCCTTCTTACTCTTTTCGTCTATATGGTCTTCTTGGATAATACACCATGTTTTTGAACGGATTTTACCAGTTACTTCATCATAGGCAAGCATAGAAATTGATGAATTATCATAACTTTCAGCAGCATCTACACCTAAATAAACGTCTTTTCCTTGCCAATCCCATTCTTTATCAACTTTACATGCCTTAATTTGGTCACTTGAGACATATCCATCTACATTTAACCCTTTGTGCATTATGTTATTGTGCTTACATAGATAATTTTCTCGTTTTGACTCATACAAAATAGCCATAGCTCTCTTATCAACTATGGCATCAAACACCTTTTCATTATCTACTGCAACAGGATTAGATTGATAAATTACTAAATCATTCGTTTGCCATTGCTTTTTGATATTATCATCTGGTTCATACAATAAAGCAAAATAACGCTTATTTTCTACTAACCCATCAAGTACACGCTTAGCATAATCAACCTCAGTTAACATTACATTTTTTTCATTAGGATACTGAGTAGAAATAATAATACCTAACTTATTTTTTAATGTGATTTGAGATGAACGCATAGCCTCAACTGGATAATCATCCAAAGCTCCTGCTTCATCTGCTAAGAAAATGTTAGCTAACTTACCATCCATTCCATCATTACTATAAGCTAATGGAGTGTAATCGATGTCAGTTAAGGTACATTCAACAACGTCACGTTTAACTTTAAACCTATCCTCCAATTGTGGACTTGATTTAATTATCTTTCTTACCGCTAACTTTAACTCAGTAGATAATTTATAATCAGGTGCAACACTAAAGAATCTTGAAAACTTAGGCTCTAACAACATTCCAATAATAAATACAATCGCACTACCAAAAGTTTTGTAATTTTTACGACTGATTTCTAGTAGGCTTGTTTCGTAATAACGAGCATTATCTGATTTATTTACAGTACATAGCGTGGCAGTGACAAAGAACCACTGATAACGCTCCATACCTTCATAAATAGTTACACCTAAGTCTGGATGCATCATAAGTTTAAGTATTCCACAAACCTTCTGGTACATTGACTCATCAACATATGCTTCATCATTATTACCTTCTACTATGTCTATCCATGCTTGAGCTTGTTTTTTTACATAAGCACCAACATATTGATTATACCTTTTCAACACACCATTTACAATATTCATAAGCCTTACTATTCTTAACGTTATCCATTTGAATCACTTCCACCAATTACTTTTAGTAGTGGATCTTCTTCTTCTTGTTTGGATTGTAAATTAATATTGCCTAGCTTAGCTCTTGATTGAGGTGATAAAGATAATTCATTACAACAACGGTAAAAAGTCTTTCGTGTATTTATCCTTTGCACTCATTAAATCCTTGTCATGTAGATTCTCGATATCTTCATTTATTAACTTTTCAATTTCTTGCAACCTGTCAATTGCAACAACACAAGTTGAAAGGATGTAAATATCTAAGTTTCCTAGAATACCACTGGCATTTAACTGTTCGACTATGTAATTAAATAACTGAGTTTGCGTATCATTAAGATAATTTGGAGGTGAGATATTATCGGCTCCACCTCGTAGCTTATTCTCAGCTTCTTCTCTTGATTTCTTCTCTTCTTTTGTTAGGGTTTTTTGACATTGTTTTCACGCTTTTGCTTGGTCTCGCCATATTTTCCCCTCACCTCCAATCTTCATTTAGGGAATTTTTCGTAAATAAAAG